AGAAGCGCGACTTGCTTTCCGAGGAAACTTGGGCTGCAAGGCACCTATCTACAACGTGCGAATTCTGATGCCAGCAGTTTAATATAGTTTAGGGGAGGTCATAATGGCTAGTGCAGCCACATTAAGTGACTTACGCGCACGAGCGTTAGACTACGCCGATATGACCGGCTCTAACTTCCCCGTTGAGGCGAGAGTTAATGATTACATTAACTCCGCCGCTTCGGAGATGTACGATATCCTGGTTAATGCTTATGAGGACTACTTCTTAAGCACTCAAAGCATTACCTTAGTTGCAGGGACAGAAAACTATGCTCTCCCTTCTGACTTCTATAAAGCGAAGCGTGTTTATTATACTGCTGGCGGTCGCCGCTTTTCTATCCACCCTTTTAATCTAGAGACGTTGGACGGGGCTAAGACGAGCCCTCTGACATCTGGAACCGCCGAGCTTTGGTATGTCCCCGAGATGTCTTTGATGACATCCGACTCGGACACCATTTCAAGCATCATTCCTCCCATGATTAAGGGCTGGCCGGATTACATCGCCCTAAGTGCGGCTATCCGGCTTCTGATTCGAGAAGAATCAGACCCTTCTGCTTTGATGAGGGAAAAGGCAATGATGCAGGACCGCTTACTCTCTATGGCAGAGCCAAGGGACGCGGGGATTCCTGACTCGATTCAAGACATCGGGCACCGATGGAACGATGTCGGGTTTGCCTATGACCCCGGAGCTTTTTTAATGCGCTATCGAATAATGGGGTCGAATATTAAGTTTATCCAATACGACGCGGGGGTCTAAGTGGCGAAAACGAATAAGAACAGTAAAGCAGCCTGTAGGAAGATAAAGAACTCTCAAGTCGCACTAGAATTGCGGCTAAAAGGGTTTAGCTACAATAAGATTGCCGATACCATGGGGCTCTCTGCTGCGTATGCCCATAAACTCGTTGAAGACGAGCTTAGGCGTTGCCGCGAGATGACCGCCGAGACGCGGGACCAGATTAAAGAGCAAGAGCTAATGCGGCTCGACCGGCTTTTGGAACAAGCCAGGGAGCACCTTTTAAAAGGGTGGTGTACTAAAACCGCTAAAATCTTACTCGATATCCAATCCAGACGAACCCTTTATCTCGGGCTCGATGACGCTGTTTCGAGAGTGGAGATTTCTACTATCGACAAGCTGTCCGATAATGAGATTAGGGACAGGGCCATGGAATTGCTGCAGGTTGAAGTACTGTCTCAACCTGAGACAGAGCATTGAAATGGAGCCCTGGAAGCGAGTTACTACCGGCGACCCTGTAATTGAAGAATTGCAGGACAACGCCGAACCTATAATGAAGCGCGTTGAGGGGGCGTTTTTGCTGGATGGTGTTTTAATTAAAAAACAAACCATCGGAACTTCGCCTGTTGTGGTCAACCATGGTCTCGGAAGACCTCCACAAGGGTTCATTGTGATAAGAAGAAGAGCCAATCAGCAGGTTTGGGACTTACAGGATATTAATAAAAATACCTCTCAGACGCTGGTGTTAATTGCTGGCGGTGATGTTGAAATAGACTTGTGGGTGTTTTGATGGCGCTACAAAAGCAAATGTACTCTATCCCGTTTACGGGAGGTCTGGACGAAAAGGCATCGGATAAGCACCTCCAGCCTCCGAAACTCGATATTTGCGACAATGGCAAGTTCAGTAAAAATGGGCAGGTGCAGAAGCGGAATGGGTTTACCAGGCTAGCCAACACAAGCTTTATTGGCGGTTCGGCAAGTACTGTCGATGCGTCCGTTCAGTGCGCTAGCTACCGAGATGAAAAGCTTATCTTCGATGGGAACAATGCTTACACCCGGTCTGCCAGTGGAACGTGGGTGGACAAAGGGCGCATAACCGGCTGCACCTTCAAAGACACCACTGCTTTTAATAATGACGCCATGACGAGCGGCCAACTGGCTGCAGCATCAGCAAATGGCTATCGCGTGGAGTCATGGGCAGAGACAGACACGGACACCGCAATTGTCCCCTTTCTGGCGACTAGCATAACTTATCAGATTTACACGCGAGTAGTTGATGAAGCTACCGGCGTTGTGGTGGTCCCTAAGACAAGGATTACCCCCGCTGCTGGCATTGTTGTGACTAAAGCTCATGCCCAAAATGACGATAGCAATTACCTGAACCCCCAAGTTCAAGCGGTGACGATGGGGGATTATGTATTTGTCCTTTTTTGCGACTGTCAGCAGCACGACCCGAAGGTAAATGTAACATCGATTTCGGCAGGCAGTGGGACAATTCGGGTCAATTGCGATGCAGCACACAACTACCTTTATCAGGACGTAATCACGCTGGCGGGCAGCACAGGGTACGACGGCAATTATATTGTTACGGCAATTGACAGCGCAACAGGCTTTCAGGTTGCTGCCAGCTTTTCTGCTACTGGAACCGGAACCAGCACCGTAAAGCAGACCTACAGCAGTGGAATGGTAAACGGTGTTCACGCTATTGCGATTAACACTGCAAACGATATAGCGGCAGGGCTCACCCCCACTGCTTTGGCGAACTTCAATTCTCCGGCTTTTTATGTGAACGGGGTCTACCCTCTTTTTTCGGTCGCCTATGCGGATAACTCAACGACGAGCGCAGGGACCGAGAAGGCCGCTGTCTTCAGGTTTAATACTGCGCCAATTAATGATGCTGCCGCAACGGTTCCATCCTATCGACTCGATTACTTTGAAGAAGCCAGCGGAGTTTTTCAGGAATGGGAAGACACGCAGCCCGGATACCGAGGGAGAAATACCCCCATTCTCCCGGCTGACCGAGTGGCCTACTTTCAGGCTTCTAAGGCAGGGCATAGCGACACAGACAGAACCCTTAGCCATATCGCCTTGAACGCGATTGACGCCGACGACCGATTAATGATTGCGGCGACTTTCGAGGAGTCAGGGACTCCCACCAACCCCGAAGTCCGGGTGAAGATGTACACAGACTCATTGGGGACAACGGGTGCAGCGGTTACTGACCTTGCCCAAAGCTCTCAGTGCTTAATCTCGGGTAGCTTTTTAAAGCAGTTAACCGGGACAGATCTTCAATTTGTTTGGACGGGGCAAGCCATCACCGAGGGGAGTGCCGTTGCCCCAGACTCAGGGCAAGCGGCAGACCACGCACTCTGGAAAGGGGAGATCACCACCACTGGGACCGTTAAATCTCAGATAATCGTAAAGCACTTTACGACCCTCACATCCGACCTCTTTTCCTATAATGGGAAAATCTACTTCGGGGCGACCTACGCCATTACCCCAAATGCTTCTTTTTACTCTGGAGGCGGCGACTTTACGTTTGTGAACTTCCTTTCGTCTATCAATCTGATTAGCGATACGGATGGGAATATCATTGCGACAGGCGGCACAGGGCTCGCTGGCAATTGCGCTTCCACCGATTGGTTGCCAAATGCCGTAGACGACAGAACCATGTTCTGGAACGTGGGGCGAGTTACTGCGATTTCTGCGTCCAAGTTTTCCTTTGGGTCAGCTAAGTTTTCCGGGGTGTCCGAAGGCGGAAACGCTGTCTATCAGGCTAAAAGCATTTTCAACCCGTCCTATTCTGAGATTGACTTCCTCCCCGCTAGAAACCTCCCCGCCGCCGAAGGCAGCGGCTCTCTTCTTTTGTGCGGTGGGCTTCTGTGGGAATACGGCGGCGACTCCATGAAGGAGAACGGCTTTCTTACCTACCCCCAAGCCACGGATGTAATCTCTAGTTACGCGATTACGGCAGTAGGCGATGCGGGAGGCGGGAAAAGCGTCTTTCAGATAAATACGACCACTCCCCACGGATTAGAGGTGGGTGACACGGTGGAGATTACAGGGACCACTGACTACAACCAAACCGGGGCCGTGATAACCGCAATCGATAACGCCACTAACACTTTTACGATTGTAGATGCTTTTGTGTCTACTCAAACCGGAGTGGTGGCTTTAACGGGCGGAGTTCTTGGCGTTGGCGCGTACACGTACAAGATCATCTATGAATGGGTTGGAGCCAATGGGGATATTCAAAGGTCGTACCCTTCCGATGGGGAGACCGCTGAAATAGATGCTGGAACAGTCACCGGGACAACTGGCCGCGTTCGATTAAAGGTTTACACGCCGCAGTGGACTCAAAAGTCACTAGCTAATGGGGTGAGCAATCCAACGATTGTTCTCTATAGAACAGCTTTAGGAGGGTCTACCTTCTACAGGGCCGCAGCGGCACCAGTGGACTTTTCCGAAGCCGGGTCATCGTCAACGCAAACTTTGGACGATGGCTTAATTGGTAATTCGGCAATAGAGGACAACGAGCACATTTACTCGACCGGCGATGCTGGCGATGTCTTCGGGAATATAGCTCCTCCCTGCTCTACCGACATTGTAGTGCACAAAAACAGAGTGTTTTTGGCGATTAACGATGGCTCCGTTTGGTATTCAAAAAAGCTAGCCCCTAAGCGCGGAGTGGAATTCTCTGACCTTCAGGTGAAGCCGATTGAGAATTACGCGGCATCTATCGCTTGCATTGGAGCAGTCCGAGACTACGTGGTCGTCATCACCGCTGAAGACGCCTACTTCCTTGCCGGAGAAGGGCCTAATGCGGCAGGCATTGGCACCGACTTTTCCCCTCCTACGATTTTCTCCCGAGACTCCGGTGCTAATATCGGATGCGCTAGGACTAACTCCCCCGTTGGGTTTATCTACCGGGCGAAGGGGGGGATTTACCGTGTGACCCCGTCAATGCAAGTGGAGTGGATTGGGGCTCCGGTCGAAGACACGGTTGATAAGACAGACGTCACGAGGGCCGTTGTTAACGATAGCGAGGGAGAAATCTATTTCGGGCTGAATAGCACTACCAGTGGGATCCTTGTTTACAACTATGTGTTCAATGCTTGGTCAGCATGGAGACCAAGGTATGCCGCATTCAGTAGCAACATTACCCCTGAGGGCATGATGGTGCACAACGGGACTCTTAACTTTGCAATCCCGAGCGGCTATCTTCTGGAGCAAAACACTGGGTTTACCGACATTGGGAGTGGGACTTATGATTTCGGTCTTCTCGTTTCCACTCCATGGCTACGGTCAGAGCAGTTCCTGCACATGGTCAGGTTCTACAATATTCTTATCAGTGGGACGTTCAAATCTAACCACACCCTGAACTGCACCATTTACAGCAATTACGATGAATCGGTGACAGACAACCAGACTTTAGCGATTACCACCTCTACAGATGACCCGTACATCTTTAGGCAACACGTAGCGAATCAGAAGGCTAGGGCCATAAAAATAACCTTAAGCGATACCCCGTCCGCCGGAACTTTCGAAAGCTACCAGCTTGATGGGATTGCGGTAGAGTTTGGGGTGCGCCCAGGAACATTCAAACTTGGGACCACCAAGACGTTAGCGTAGGAGAGAGTAATGCCACTGACCCCTTTAAGCCAAGAAGAGATAGACGCGGCGCAAGCGAGTCGAAGAAAGAAAGAAGCGGCTGGCGGTGGCCACCCAGACTATCAAGGGAAGAACAAGGATAGCATTGTTCAGCAAACAGGGGATTATGCCTCAAACCCAGAGAACTGGAAGTACACCGGGAGCGCTGGCGACTTGGTGAAAAACTTTCTTGACCCTGCAGGATTGGTTTTTGACCGGCACAAAACTCAACAAATCTCTGGGACCAAAGCAGACCCAAGAGCGGCTGAAAATAGATACAACCAAAACATGGCTGAAGCCATGCGTGTTGTTGGAGATTTAAGGGGACAGTCGCCAGAGAACATAAGGCTCGGGCAACAATTGGATGCCATTTCGAAAATGTCTAGAGCTGGAGTTCGCTCTGGGACAGGTCCCTTGGGCGTTGCATCGGGACTCGGGCAAACTGGCCGAGCCCAAGTAAGTTCGACTAAGGCGTCTGCTGCAGAAATCTTAAACGACGAACAAAAGATGACTGGTATCTTGAACGGACTGTATGGAGACGAAGAGCAGTACAAGTGGATTAGAGCTTTAGAAGAATCAAAACGATTAGGAACCATTACTGCGGTTAATCTTGGATTGCTTGCTGACGCCAAAGCGCGGATGGCGCAGAGAATCGCCACTGCGGGAGTGATGGGCGCAAAGGGTTACGCTGCTTGGGAGAAAGGCGCAGAAGAAAGAAATGCGACCGAAGAGCTTCGTCGAGAAAAAGAATTAGACGAGATAGATTCGATGTACGGCATAGGGGACCAGTCGAGTAAGAAATTTCCGCAGCAGGCTAACCAACCAGTTGGTTATCGACAATCACCCGAGGAATTAGCAGCGTGGGCTGAACGGCAAGTGGGGTAATATAAAATGGCAACAACAGCACCTGACATTGTAGCTAACCCGACCGGGGCAGCATTAGACTATGCGTTCGACTCGGGGGCAGACTCTATTGACGCACTGAACTATTACGTTGCACCCGACGCGGAGCACCCTAGACGAGCGGAGGAGATAAACCGACTTCGCGCAATTGCGATGGGGCATCAGGAGTCTCCCGGAGTTAGAATGCTAGGGGAGCGACTGCGGCAAGGGGCGGCGCAGTCATACGGCCTCGCCCAAAGTGCGGGGATGCAAAATGCTGCGACACAGCAGCGATTGGCGCAAGGAGCTAGAGCGGGAGTTATGCGTCAAATGCCTCAAATAATGGACGCAGAAAGGCTTGCCGCCCAACAGCAGGCAGCAGTGAGTCTCGCAGCAGAAGAGTCAAGACGCCGCGCACTTGAAGAAGAAAAGCTTCAAGATTTCAAGAACAAAGAATTGCAGGGCGAAATTGATAAAATAACCGCAATTGAGTCTAATCGAGAGGCGGAGGCGCAGTTCATGGCTGCTCTGGAATCAAAGGGTGCACAGATTATAGGGGCCATGTTCTCTGACGAGAAACTCAAAGAGAACATAACCCCAGCCGGTCGAGAGACTAGGCAGTTTATTGACTCGCTCGCCCCCAAGTCGTTCAACTACAAAGGGGCTGACCCAGGACAGCAGCAACTCGGAGTTTTGGCTAACGACACCTCCCCGGAGGTTGTTAGCAATTTAGGCACTGAGCAAGACCCTATTCTGGGATTTGAGCAGCAAAAAGTAACTCCAGCATTGCTCGCATCCGTCGGGCAATTAGGAGCGGAGAATAAAAAACTCCGAAACGCACTTGTAGACTTAGACGACAAGCTTAATGCAATGACCGGTGATAAGCGCGGAGAGGCCGAGGAACGCCCTTTATTGACCGACCGACTCCAACCCCCTCCGAGTCTTGACGCTGCGTTCGCCCCTCCCACAGCGGCCCAGCGAGTGGCAATGGAGGCGCAAGAGGGGAGAGAAGCTGACCGGTATTCCCCTGGCAGCGATGATACCAGCAAGTATCTGCAGAGGATGTACCGAGAAGACCCCTACGAGAAGTGGAGAATGCAACAAGATGCTCTCCCAATATCAAAGGAGAGCGTTCCTCTCGCTGACTGGGAAAAGGGGAAGAAGCAGTATGAAGAAGATACTGACTGGTCCAATAACCCCTTCAAGGCATACT